CCACGAAATGCGGGGTCTTGGATAGGGTCATTGCGGGGCTGCCTGCGGCTGCTCTTCAGCGGCCTTCTCGGCGCGCAGTGCCACCGTTAGCTGCTTGATGAGTTCCTGCTCCTGCGGGCTGCCTTTGGTGGTCTGCGGCAGCTTCAACAGGATGTTGCGGACAGGCGCGCTTTCATACAGACGGGCAATGCCGCCGATGGTTGCGCCGCCAACGATGCCGGCACCAGCGCCACCGAGAATGTCGGTCAAGACAGCCGCGCCGACGACAGGAACAGCCTGCACGCCAGTTGGTGGCGAGACGCCAGCGCGCCCAGCCTGCTCGGTCATCTTCAGCGCGCGTGTCAGCCCCTCGACGGCCTTCAGATCCTGCCCAGAGAAAAACACGCCGATAGGAGATCCAAGGCGGATCAACTGACGCTTGAACTGATCGGGGCTTAGGTTCTCAAAGTTGCCGCCGACCTTGCTGAAGGCTTCCTGCAAAACAGCCGTGCGGGCGTTGCGCTTGCCTTCAGCCGACAGGCCGCGATAGAGCGCTTTGATGTCGCTGGGCTTGGCCGAGAACAGCATCGTACGGATGACTTCGGGCGACGTGTCACCCTTTGCCAGAGCGGCCTTCATCGCGCCAAGTTCAAGTTCTCCAGCCATGACGGCAAGTTGCTTGTTGGCGATGTTCCACTTGTCGAAATCGCGGCGCTGGCCGTTGGCTTTGATGTAGTCTGCCATGTCTTCGCGCAGTGGTGCGTAAATGCGGCTGAGAACCTTTTCGCCTTCGCTGCGAACAGCGGCCAGGCTTGGATCGGTGAACGCCTCGCCAATCTGCTTGCGCAAAACCTCGATGGTCGCCAGCGGCTGGCCCTGAACGACTGTCTGCTTCTGGCCGTTTGGAAGAGTAACCTCGCGGGTGCCGGTCAGGTCGTCACGCCAAGTCATCAACCGATCTACCACGGGCTTAAACTGTGTCGGGCTGATCTTGTTCAGGCGCGCGATTTCTTCGTCAATCTTCGCGACAGATTTCGCCACTGGAACTGTGGTGTTTGGCTGAGACAGGCGCTCAATCACCTCGGTCTTCATGCCGGTGTATTTGGTCAGGTTCTCGCCGCGACGGGCCAGAAGATCCTTCGCCACGTTTGAGATGATGGTGTTGTCTGCGGCTGACGCTTCGGTGACGCCATAGTTGCGCAGAAGGTCAACAGACGCATCAATGCGCTCTTGCTGCTGTGCAGCACGCGGGCCGCCCGTGCCTGCCATCGGGATCATCTCGCCAGTGCGTTGCAGCCAGCGGCCTGCAAACGTCGTTGGCTGGCGCACGTCAGTGGTCATCACACGAACACCGGCATCTTCAGCCTCACGCACAGCGGCAGGCAATGCAGCCGATGGCGCTTCCATTCTCACGCCAGCGGCACGCCCGCCAGCGACACCGCCTGCCAGACCAGCCGCAAGCTGCGCGCCTGGGCCGCCGCCTGCTTCTGCAACAGCCTGCGCTGCCCCGCCGCCAGTGCCACCAGCCGCAGCCTGCGCGCCGGGTTGGGCTGCAAGCTGTCCAGCCACGCGCTGCGCTCCAGTGGTCAAAACACGTTCAGCGCCGCGCGCGATAGCGGCCTGACCGCCAGCCCCGACGGCACCCTCGCTGATGGCGCCAATCACGCGCTCTGTTGCCGTCTCCGGCTCAGGCACGCCAAGATCGGTCAGCGCACGCTTGACCTGCTCTCGCAGCGGTTGCGTCTCGGTTCCGAACAGGTAGTTCTGCACCGCCGCAATCGGGTCATAGGCAAGGCCAACAAGACCAGCGGCACCTTGAGCCGCAGCGCGCCCAGTCAGCCCGAGTTGGCGCTCCAGATCGGCGGTCTTGCTCGGCTCAGACATAACCTCAACGGGGATGCCTTGGCCTTCAGCCTTCATGGCAGCAGCCACTGCGGCGATGGCTTTCAGGTCAATCGCTTCATCCGCCATAACGCGCCCTCTGTTCTGGGGTCATCACATTCCACATGTCTTCTGGCGTAACGCCCGCCGCCGCTGCTGCGTTGGTTACGTTTTGGTTCGTAATGAAGGACTGAGGAACAGCACCAGTTGCGCCCGGTGCCGGAGTGGTCGCAGCACGCGCGCCGAACACGTTGACCGGGTCAAGGCCGTAGTTATCAACGATCTGCTGATAGCTTGCCTGCACCTGGCCCTCTTGCGCCTTGGCCGCATCAAGATATCGCCCTGCAAGCCGCTGGAAATCAGCTCTTTGTTGAGGCGTAAGGAACTCCCCTTTTTCAATTTTGTTGGGAAGTGCAGACAGCGTTGCGAGCAGACCGCCAGCATTTGCAGCAGTTGCAAATTCGGTTTCACGCACCACTGATCCAGGGTCCAGCATTTTCATGAACGACGTAACAAGCGCGATGTCGCCAGCGCCGCTTTGATCTGCCGCCGAAGTCTGGATAACAGAGAAATTACGTTCCGCAGCGGAAAGATCCTCGGTTCGCTTGCCATACTCCCCACGCAGGCGGGCCTCTTCCGCCACCTTTTGCTGAAGCGTCAAGCCTTCCTCAGATGATTTTTCGTCAACGCGGATAGCCGCATCAAGCACGCTCTTCGGGATCAAGCCAGCCTCAACGTCTTGTGCGATCTTGCCGAGAGGAGATGCTCCTTCTGCCGTAACATTGCCCTGCCCGGTCTCCTTGATGATCGCGTCCATGACGCTAGGAGGCAGCGCGCCTGAAGCCGTCAGCAGAGCCAGCGTGGCCACGCCTTGGCCCTGCGGGTCGATTTCCACCAGCTTGCGGTTGGCACGCAGGGCAGCGGCTTCCTGCGCGTCTCCTGCGTTCTCTGCGGCTGCGATGCGCTCGTCCAGCATGGCCAAGGCCACCTCGGGCTTGCCGCCCAGAAGGCTGGTCGAAAGCTGGATGCCGAATTGCGTGTCAGCCTCACGGCGCGGGGCTTCCATCGCCTCAAACGCACTCTGGAACTCGCCAAAGGTCGAGGCATTGTTCAGCGCAAACTGGTTCAACGCATCGGTCGTCAGCGTGCCACTGATCGCCATGTCACGCAGGCCAGAAAGCTGCGCTTGCATGGCCTCGGCCTGCGCACGCTGGCGTTCTGCCTCGGCACGGCGCATCTCAAACTCAGAAGCAGCGCGGGTCTCTGCTGCATCGCGCATGTCCATAACTTGGCGTTGCTCAATGTCAGCCCGCCCAAGTCCATAGCCGCGCATGGCCGCCTCGATGGGGTTCTGCACGTCCAACATGTAATTGATGGGTTCCATCAGAACGCCCCTCCGCCGTAGAACATGCCCTGCCCGAAGGTTAGCGGTGCGGTGGCACCTTGCGGCGTATAGCCTTGATACGCCATGCCGCGACCGATGGCCATGCCAGCGCCGCCGATTAGATTGCCAAAGGCTTGCCCTTGCGCCAACGCGCTGCCGGCACGCGCTGCGCCCTGCTGCTGCATGAGGCTAGAAATGTTCTGACCAGTCTGCATGCCCGCCGTTCCAACACCAGCCGCTGCGTTCTGACCAGACGATGCAAGGCCGCCAAGGCGGCTGTATTGCTGTTCGATCAGGCCAGACAGGATCTGCGGGCGGAACTGGGCCAGCGCGCCCTGCACGTTGCCACCACGCAGGCCGCCCGTGGCAGCGGCGTTCTGCAAGATCGCGGTCTCACCCTGCTGCGCCAGCGCGGCAAACTCCGGGCCTTGCTCAATGGCTTGCAGGGCCGCACGCTGGGCATCCGCACCAGCCGCGCCTGTCAGCGCCATCTGCTGGCCAAAAGCCGTCGTGCCACCCGTGACAAACGGTGCAAGAAGCTCGCGCACCGCTTCGAACTGGCGGCGCTGTTCGTCGATGCCCTGCTGCGCAGATGCGGTTTGTGCGGCAGCCCCTCTGCGTGCTGCGCTGGACTGCACACCGGCGCTCAGAAGAGAGCCGCCAAGCAGGGCAAGACCTGTGCTAATGGCCATGACGGATTTCCTTCGTGAATGTGCGCTCGATCGGCATAAAGCCGCTGCGGGAATAAACGCGCTCCATCGTTCCCGCTCGCTCGTTTTCAAGCGCGATCATAAACAACTGGCTTGCGCCGATCTGCTCGGCCCAGCCCTCGATTGCAAACATCATCTGCTTGCCGGCGCTAGATCCGCGTTCTGCCGGATCGACCCACCAAAACAATTCCTGCGCGACGGTCACGCTAGGCGCGAAATAAAGCGGGAAGGCCATTGCGCCCGCAATTCCAACCACGTCGCCGCCCCTGTCAGCCACCCAAACCTGCGCTGCGTCTGAAGCGTCAACGTGATCCAGAAACGCGCCAAAGCCCGCTTCATCGAAATCAACACGCTGTCCCATCGGAGACGCAGCGAAGAACGCCCGCGCCTGCTCAATCACGCCTGCCTTGTCTGATTTTTCAGCTTGGCGAACCAGCACCGGGCAACCCTCTTTGGATCTTGCCTGCTGGTGGGCCAAAGTCTCAGCGTCCGCATTATCGCAGAAATCGGTTTTTCGGGCAAGGCTCGTCATTGCAAACGGAACCTTTCGAGGATGGCATAGGGATTGTACAAGGAAAGCGGATCGACGCGCTCCCCGTAAAGATCCGCCACACGGTTAGACGGCTGGTATCCACGCGCGAAATCGCTCTCCTCCGCGCCACCCGGCATCGGGCGGAAACGGGATTGCGTGGGCGTCGAGCCTGCGCCAGAATAGTCGCCCATGATCTTGGAGACATAGTTCTGCGTCTCGGCAAATGGAGGCACGCCACCGTATTTGCGCACGTTGCCCGGCCCTGCATTGTAGGCGGCCAGGGCCAGCACAGGGTCGCCAAACTCGTCAAGCTGCTGGCGAAGATACCGCGCACCGCCGCGCAGGTTCTGGATCGGATCGGTAGGATCGACGCCCAATTCAGCCGCCGTGCCTGGCATCAATTGGGCCAAGCCAGTGGCGCCCTTTGAAGACACGGCATCGGGGTTGAACGAACTTTCTGCACCGACAAGACGCAGGAACAGATCAGGGTCAACGCCCTCTTCGATGGCGATCATGCGGGCGGTTTCGCGGTAGTCCATCAATCGTCTCCTTCGTGCGCCTGGCATGCGCGCAGGGCGGAACAGACGAAATCAAACTTCTTGCAATAGCCGCGACCGCCGCCCGAGGCGTCATAGTCCGTCACCGGGATGCTTTCCATCATGGCCTGCATCATCGGGTCAACGCAGAAGTATTCGCAATTCAGGCACATGCGACGGCGGGCTTCCTTCTCGTTCATGTCCCAGGCTTTGGCCAGCCCAGCCCAGAACGGCTTGTTTGCCTTCGGGTCCAGCGACGGATTGGCCGGGCCGAACTGCCAGCTATCAATCGCCACCTGCTTGTTCTTCTTGTTTTCGGCTGCGCTGGAGATCTTCATCTTCGGCAGACCAAACTCAATCATCATATCGTCCATTACGACACCTCCCGGCCTGAGCAGCGAATTGTGAGCGACGTGGCAGCACCGGCCAACGTCGAGATAAACCCGCCAGCTTCCAGCACATGGCCGACCAACTCAGGGCAGGTGTAGGTTTCATCCGGCGCAATAGTGCGAGCGTCGATGATGAGGTTGTCAGCCCCGGCAGATCCGCCCGAGGTCACAAGGTTGACGGAGATGGCCACGTTGCCGGCGCTGGTGTTCGTCACCGTAAATTTGTCGATGATCGCCCGCACAGCCGTCGCGGTGTACTGTGTGGTCTGCGCGTTCTCTGCCTGCTTCGGCGGGATCAGAACCTTCGATATGACTGCCATGCTGGCCTCCTTAAACTATGCTGGTGATGATACCATCAACCACGGTGACTGTTTGCAGGCCCGCAAGAAATGAGCCAGACACGCCAATATTTTCAAAGGCCATCGTGCCGAGACCAGAAACAGCAACCGTGATTGCACCATCTCCGTTGGTCACAGTAATATTCGCCCCTGCCGTGATGGTGTTGGCCAGCCAGCGGCGTTTTGTAGCGTCGTAAATGATGACCATGCCAGCAGCAGCAGATGGGGCCTGAACGTCCAGCAAGCGATCTAAGCGCGAATCTTGAGGCGCCGGAGCGGTGGCAGACAGATCGGCAAGACGCTTGGCATCGGTGGCCTCTGACTGCGCCACCTCAGCCACATTGCTGGCCGCGCCGGTGGCCAAGATGTTGTCCGCGATCAACTGCGTCAAGACAACAATTTGCGCAGGCGTCAACTGGCCTGCCACCTTGAATAACCGCTCAATGGCCCGGATAGCTTCCGGGTCATTCCCCACGAAGGCGGAAATCTGATTTCTGGTTGGCGAGATCGGGTCAGCCATAGAACCCCCAGATCAAGAACGGCAAACCGCCGGCTGCTGTGGCCACGAAATCAAGAAACTCAACATGGCCACGGCCCGTTGCATCATACGCCTCTTTAAGCGCACCAGCCAGCGCTGCCGCGCAAAACGCCGAATATCCAGCCAAATGCGGCGCGAAAAGCATAAAGACCGCAAACGTCGCCAAGGCGATGAGGAAGCCCGCAATCAGATGTTTTTTCTTGTCATCTGCCATCAGAATGCCAGCGGCTCTACCCGCGCCTCCAGCCGTGCCATCGCCAGTTGCGCCTCGCTGGTGCCACGGAACTTCTGCAAGCGCCAATTGCGCATGTGGCCCTGCTGAAGCCAGACCACCCGCTTGTTATACTCGCCCAGCTTGCCCACGCGCGCAGGCTTCTCGACGCTGTAGGTGAGGCCATCGACAGAATACGATGTCCAGACGGTCGGATCGGCGCCGGCCTGCACACGGCCCGTCAGCGAAACCAGTTCCATGTCATGGAAGATCGCCCCACGGCTTTCATTGTAGACGATGGTCGTGCCGAACTCCCAGCCGATTGTCTCGCCCCAGTGGCTGGCGATGTTCTTGTCCAGATAGCCCACGTCGGTCGCCGCAGGCTTGCAGACGTTCCACCGATCATAGGCAAAAACAGCATCGCAGACAGCCCATCGACCGAGGCCGACCAGCGAGGTGCGCAAGAAGAACCAGACAGGCTGCCCGACAGCCTGCGATCCTGCTGCATCAAAGACGATGGTCTGATCCGGCAGGTGGATGTCAAGGAACTGGTGGCCGCCCTCGGTGCGCTCCTGCATGAACGAGGTGGAAAGCTGTGCTTCGGTATAGCCCGCAAGGATTTCCTCAATCTCGCGCGTGGCGACCTTCTGCGCCGTGCCGTTGGCGCCGATATAGATTGAGATGTTCTCGTTGGTGCCACTGCCCATGAAGGCAATGTTCTCGCCAAAGACGCAGCAGGTGTGCGTGCCAAGCGTTCCCTTCTGGATCTGCGCGCCAGTGATGCGCTGAAACGGAAAGCCCGCTGTCCCGGTGTTGTCGAACACCTCGATGGTGTGGCGGTTCAGCGCGTAGATCTCGTTGCGCAACTTCAGCAGAGCCTTCACCGGGTCAGGGTCGGCTTCCGAAGATCCATACTTCAGCAAATCGACGGCAAAGGGGTTGTTCAATTCGGTGATGACGAGAAACTCGCCGTCGGTCGTCATGAAGTAACCATCGACCCAAACCACGGTCAGAGCCGTGCCGAGATCTGGATCAGTCACTTGGGCCAGCGTCGTGCCGTCGTAGAGATATAGCCGCCCGCCCGACGTGACCGCCAGATAGTCGAAGCTATAGGTGAACGTCACGCGGCCACCGCTGCCGACATCACCGATCACCGTGACAGTGCCGTTCTGCGCGACAGTCACCAGCTTGGTCCCCATCACGCGGTACAGCACGCCGTTCCAATTCAGGCCGCCCCGGTTGAACCCAGGCCCGTCACCAGTCTTCACAATGCCATCACCTGGGCGAAGATAGCCCTCCGAGATGCCCGTGGCTTTCGGCACAGGCACAAGGTTGACAGGATAGCTCGTCCGAAAATCGGGCGAGCCGTCCGTGTAGATCCCGTTGATGATGCCGATCTGCATTGCTGCCCCTTAGAAGTTGATGTGCAGCTTGAAGGCTTCCAGCTTCACAATGTTGTTGGCGGCGGCAGGCTGTGCAGTGATTGCAAAGGTCTGGTCAACCGTGGCGTCAACAGTCAGGAACACGTTTGCGGCTGTCGAAAGCCCGTGGCCCACTTGGTTGGCCGCGTTGCTGACAATCTGAGACGATCCACGATTGCACATCAGCTTCTGTGCGCAGGCGCTGGTATTGTTGGCCGCGCTGACAGCCATCAGGACGCCGCCGCCGTAGGTCAGGCCGAGGTTCTTTGCCGTGGCGCTGTTGGTCAGGGTGAACAGGGTATCAATCTCCATGCCGCCGCCAACGCCCATCGACCAGCCCGGCACAGTGACAGATGCCAGCGTGACGACAGTGTTTGCCACGGCCACGGTCGGCGTGCCAAGCCCAGACACGAACGGCAGGTTAATGGTGATCTTGAGGCCGGTGGTGTCCGTATCCAAAGCCGTGACGGTATAGAACCCGTTGACGCCCGTGCCGGTGGCCCAAGTCACATAGACGCTTGCGCCAACCGCAACAGCGGCGGTCAGGCCATGCGCGCCAGCGCTGACAAGGCGAACAAGTCCGGCGTTGGTCTCATAGGTCAGCGTGATGAATGTAGCCGCTGGCTGCACCAAGCTAACAGGTGTCAGAGAGCCAAGCACCAGAGCAGGGAAGCTGCGCAGCTTGGGCTGCACCGCCACATCGTATTCCACCGTCGCGCCGCGATTGTAGATCGTGGCAACGCGGTCGTTAGCATAGGGGCCGAAGGTCTGCGCGCGGTTTAGCAGTTCGACCACGCCGGTTGGGGTTTGCACGCCGATCTGAACCAGCGTCGGCTGGTCGCCAATGCTGCCCACGCTCAAGGACGATCCGCGCGGGATCAGGATTTCTTTTTCAGTGCTGACTGCGGATGCGTAGAGGAACATGGTCATCGTCCTTGTGTTTAGGATACCCGATACCATGCCGACGTAGCAGCATCATATCGCATGGTGAAGAAGGCGTTGGCAGCGGCCAAAGTGGTCGGAGCGCCGGTGACTGTCTTGCCTGCGCCCGAGACGGTCAGCGCGGAAACGATCTGCGTGCAGTTGACGCTCACCTCCTGCTTGTCGGTCGGAGCCGAGGGCAGCACGATGGTGCCAGCCGCGAAGGTGGCGGTCGGCGTCAGCAACAGCCAAGTGTCGCCGACAGCTACAGTCACAGAAAAGCCCGTAGCGCTGGGTGCCGCGTATTGCGTCGTCAGCGAACCCGGCAGCGCCAGGTTGTCCTGCATGAAGGTCAGCAGCAGGTTGATCGAGGCCTTGCGCGTGTCACCGTTATTCGTGGCCCAGACGGCGAGCAGATCGCCAAGCTGGATCGTGTCAAGCGAAGAAAGCTGATTGATGTTGGTCATTGCGTCATTCCCATGTCAATGCGCTGTCCGGGCCAACCGTCAGCGGGTCAATTGGTTGACGCAGGAATGCGTCGTTGTAATAGCGCCAGCCCTTGTTGCCCTGGCCGCTCGGGATCGTCATGTTGCCAAGCTGCATTTCGGTCGGGAAGGTCGATCTGGACAGCAGCGCCTTGTACGACATTTGAGCGTTGGCCTTCGTGTCTGGTGAAACTGTCTTACCATAACCCGGCGCGATGCGCACGGCCAGATTGAGGTGCATGGCTTCAAGCGCGTCATCGGGAACGCCGATGATCTGGTCAAGATCGCTGGCAGCGTTGGACGACGGCAGCGGATAGCGCAGGCGGATGCCCTTGCCGTTCCACGTTGCCATCATCGCGTCAAGGCGCTGCAAGGCACCTTCCAACTGCTGCGGGGCCAAGTCAAAGACATAGCCAGCGAGGCCGATCTCTTCGAATGCCCGGTTCACGATATCGCGCTTGGTGTATTCCATCACTCAGCCTCAGATTTGCGCGGACGGCCACGCTTCGGCTTGTCCTCGGGTTCAGGATCTTGCACAGCACCGCTGGCGGCTGCGATAGCCTCGCGCACGGTGAAGTGCCAGCCAGCCTTAACGGTGGCTTCAATCTCGTCATCGTCCACGATGCACAGGTCAAACGTCTCGGTCGCGCTCCGCTTGAACGCGCCGGGAGATTTGTAAAGCATGGTCGTCATTTTTTGCCCTTCATCGCCGTCTTGGCCGATGCCCTGAATGCGGCTGCGGTCGGCGCGCCTTTGGTGCCAGGCTTGCGCATCTTCTCGCCAGATCCGGCTTTGATGCGCTCGCGCTTTTTCTGAATGTTGGCGTAAAGACCACCCGGCATTATTTCTTCCCCTTCGGTGCTTTGCCGGGCTTGCCGGCTTTCATGGCTGCGGTGCGTGCGGTGTTCAATGCGATGGCGATGGCCTGCTTGCGCGGGCGGCCCGACTTTTCTTCCATCTTGATATTCTCACCGATGGACTTGCGGCTGTAACCTTTTTTCAACGGCATGGCATTAAACCCCTTGGATGGTTGAAGGGGGCGAGTTTCCCCGCCCCCAAAGATCACAATCAGGGAACCTGATTGAAGAGCAAGATACCCGACATTTCGGGCTGCTTGTTCACAACACCGAAGAACGTGTCCATACGATACTTCGTGATGGCGGTGTTGATGTCGTAGAACTTCTGCATCACCAGTTCGATGCCCTGATCGGTGGTGCCACGCATCACGTCAACGCCAGCGTTGGTCGGGATTGCGTAACGGCCCGGCAGGATTTCCAGAGCGTCTTTCTGCCAGAACACGTTAATGTCGGCAGCGTCCACGTTCAGGATGGTGACGGTCGAACCGTTGGCCGGGGTGGCCGACACGTTCTTATACTGCAGTTCAGCATCGGTGCCGCCCTGAGCCGAGATAATCGGCGGGGAGATGACAACGGTGTTGTTGCCTGCAGTGCCGCCACCCGAGGTGATCGAGATGATGCGGAACGTCTTGGCCTGGCCAGTGTCGCCCTTGGTGATGTGATGCAACGCGTTGACCGAGGCCAACTTGAAGCAGTCACCAACGCGCACAACAGCGCCAGCAGCCAACGTGATGTTGAGCGACTGATAACGGTTGTCCACGTTGTTGGTTTCACCCGTGCCGGCGGTCGAGGTCGCACGCGGGGTGTAGTACTGGTTCGCACCGTTGATGGTGATGTCACCGACCGGGGTGGTGTTGCCCACGATGCGGTTGGCATAGTCCATCTTGTAGGTCTGGAAGCCAGCGACTTCACCGACGAACGAACGCTCATAGGCGGTGGTCGGCTTGCCCGTCATGGTCTGACGGCCAGCGAGATCCGACGCCATGCCGTTATACGAGCGCGAAGACAGCGCCAGATAACGGTCGAACATCTGCACGCCCTGCTCGTTGAACACGGCATCGCATTCAGCCACGTCCGAATAGCCGCCGGCAGAGCCGGAACGGGTCACGACCATCGTGGACTGAGCGGCAGCCACGTTCATGATGGCGACGTTGATGTCCGAAGCAAGTTTCTGCTTTGCGGAGTCACCAAGGCGGCCTTCCTGCAGTTGGTCACGCAGTTCCAGAGCGTCCAGAGCAAACGGCACGGTCTTGTTGAAGCCGAGCGTTGCCGGGACAGCAAGCTGCGTGAAGTCAACGAACTGCGACGAGATGTCGGTGCGCGGTGCGCCGTTGATCGAGGTCGCAATGTAGGGCTGCGGACGCCAGATCACGTCGTTGGTGCGTTCCATCATCGAGCCGTCGGTGTTGTACACCGACACGTTGCGCGACATAACAAGAGCATCGTTGAAGCCTTCGAGGATGTTCTCGAACGCTACGCGCTCTTCCTTACTAAACGAGTTCGCCATTTTAGCGGTCCTTCATGTGGGGGTTTAGCCCTTGGCCTTCTGCTTCTTATACTGGAAAACCTTGGAATAGTCGCCAGTCTTTTCTGCTTCAGACCGCAGGCGGTCGAGGGTGCTGTCAACCGCGCCAGACGGGCGGGCAGTGCCGCTGATCTTGCGCTCGGGTGACGATTGAGCCTTACGGTTCGAGATTTTCAACTGCGTCTCCAATTTCGCAACCGCGAAGGCGAACTTCACGGGATCTGTGATGGAAGCGATTTCCTTCGCCTTTTTCGGGTTCTTGCCCAGAGCATAAACGACGAGGGCCGGGTTGTCGGCACCTTGCACAATCATCCCCTGCTGCATGACGCTGAGGGTGTCTTGGACGACATCCTCGGCAAACTCAAAGTCACGCACCTTCAGGCTGGCCTTCGCCCCCTGATAGCCCTCCAACTTGCGCTCCCATTCTTTCTGAACAGCTTGGTGTTCAGACTTCATGGCAGCCTCACGGTCGTCGTGCTGGCGCTTCTTGTCGTACCATGCGGTCAATTCCCGCTCATATCGGTCGGTGTCGTAATCGGCTTTCTCAAGCGTTGGCTTCGGTCCAAGGGGCGCGACCCCGGGTGTGTTCCGCTGTTCGACCTGCGCTAGACGCTGTTCAAGCTCCTTGGCTCGACGTTTCTCCTCACGATACTGCTTGCGAAGGTCACGAACCCAATCGGGCGCGCGGGCCTCCTCATCTTCTTCCGGGGCTGGCGCTTCCCCGTTAATCGAAATGACGACCTCTTCGTCTTCGGCCTCTTCGCCTTCGCCTTCAGCCTCGTCTGCCATCTCGGCATCTTCGGCCTCTAGTTCAGTTTCTTCAGCCTCAACTTCAAAGTCATCTTCGATCTGTTCTGCCAATTCAGTCATGCGATCCTCGCGATTTTCTCACCCATTAAAATGTGCGGCTGGGCGGTTGCCGCATTCCGGTGGCGACGGTCTCTTGCAGAGCCTTCGCCGTGTTCACCACGTTGGTGCGCTCTTTCTGCTGAATGCCAGCAAGCACCTCAACGGTCTTGGCGCGGGTCTCTTCCGCACGCGCCAAGGTGTATTCTGTATTGGCCTGAGCCTGGCCAGCCTTGGCCTGCGCTTCCATCGCGGCGGCCTGCAGGTAAAGCGCCTGCGGATCTGGCTGCTGCGCTGCCTGCATTTCGGCCAACAGCTTCTCGCCTTCCTGCTCGGTCGGCTGGATGACGCCCATCTTGATCAGCTTGTCGCGGAAGTAGGCGCGCACCTCGCCGATGCCCTCCCCGTCCATGTTCATCATGGCCATCGAGGTCAGCACCTGCTGCGTCTCAGGATCTGGCGCGATCTGGATCATGCCCAACAGCGCGCGGACGGTGGCGCTGCGCTTGGTGGCCGAGGCTGGGCCGACATCCACAGCCACGTCAAACTTGGCGTTGGACAGGTCGTTTTCGTATTCGACTTCGCCGGTCTTAGGGTTGAGCATCGGCTTGCCGATCTCAATGCTGGACAACTCGCCGCCGAGGCCCACCGACTTCATCTTGCGGCCAGGCTCAACGATGATGTCACGCGCCATCGACAGCCAAACCTCACCGCAACGCTTCACGGCTTTGGCCATGTTCGACATGTAGATGTAGGTCTGCATGTCCAGACGCTGCTGGATCAGTTCCACGGCCTTGCCGCTGACGTTGGAAACGACTTCCTCGGCAGCATCAGGCTTGCCCAGCAGATCGCTCATGTCCTGTTCGGTGATCTGCAACAGGCCAGCCAATGCTGGCGGGATTTGCGGCGGCTTGGTGTAGCCGACCGGGCCGGCAAGCGTCTCACCGCCGTTGGCATCGGTCACGGTGTTCAGAAGCAGGTAGGGATAGTTTCTGAGGTTGTCCTCGGACCACATCATCTCGTGGCCGGCCACCTGCTCGGGCGTGAAGATCGGCTTCTCGACGGTCGAAAGCGCGCTGATCTCGCCCAGCTTGGAAAGCTGCATGTTCTTCAGCCGCTGGGCATCTTTGGCCAAACGCACATGGCCCATGCACCGCTCGACGTTGTCCACGAACCAACGCTTGCCATAGACGGGAATGATCGGGATCTGATCGCCGGCAATGTAGCCGCTGTCTTCCAGAACCTTGCTGCCGCTCATGATGTACTTGCGCACCTTGCGGCGCTTCACAC